TGGGTTTGCCGAATTCCATGCTCGGACCCATGATAATCCGTGCTTACCGGCGAGGCTGCCGGACGAGTCGTATATTGCATGGCAGGCCCGGCGCGTGGAGGAACTTGCGGCATTAGAGCGAGACAATCCGCCGCTTGTATATCGGCAAGAGCACCTTGCGGAATTCGTCGACTGGTCCGGCGTTGCGTTCTTCGATTTGCAAAAGCTATTGGTTGATGGGAAGCCTATCCCGCAACCAAAGCGGGTGGATGCGGTTTTTGCAACGATAGACACAGCGGTCAAGACAGGCAAAGAACACGATGGTACGGCGGTTGTCTATTGGGGCCTCAATCGCCTTGGAGATAACTTTCCTCTCTGCCTTCTTGATTACGATCTTATTCAGATAGAAGGCTCGCTACTTGATACCTGGCTTCAAACCGTCTTCCAGCGCGGCGAGGAGCTTGCACGAGCCACGCTCTCACGTGCCGGCTGGGTCGGGGCATGGATCGAGGATAAGTCTACAGGAATGGTTCTTATCCAACAAGCGCAGAGGCGCGGATGGAATGCGCACGCGATAGAGAGCAAACTTACGAGCGTAGGCAAGGCGGAACGCGCTATCAACATTTCAGATTATGTGCATACGGAAAAAGTCAAAATTACTGAACATGCACATAACAAAACGGTAGTCTATAAAGACGCAAGCCGGAATCATTTGATTGAGCAAATCCTAGCTTTTCGAGTTGGTGACAAAGACACAAAGCGCGCAGATGATCTTCTTGATACATTTACTTATGGCATCGAAATCGGGCTTGGCGATCAAGGGTGGGTTTAGTCATCTTGAGTATGGTCTTCTAATAGTCCCGATTCTTCATTGAAGCGCCACCCGCATCTAAATAATTCAGATATAATATCCTCTCGCGGGATTGATATGCCTATATCTTTCATGGCCATTTCGATGTCCATATTCGGATAGGCAGGTGTCCAAAAATTGAGATATGCGACAAGCAACCTGTATTGACCGTCTGTCATTTTTGCGCTCCTAGGTAAGTCGAGGATGTTATAATTCATGTCATCCTTATTAGTCAATGGCGGTTCCGAGCTCGGAAGCGCGCTCCAGAAGATTCTTGATCATGATGCGATAGAGCCTGGAAGTGAGCCATCCTATCAGCTGTGTAAGATTATTTACACGAATCATCCGCTCGGTGCAAAGATTGCCGAAAATTCAATCAAAATGGCCCAAAGCCAAGAAAGGGAAATAACAATTCCCAAGGGCCCGGAGGAGAGATGCCGGGAAGTGTTTTTGAAAGAATGGTCAGACATAGGGGCGAATGAATATATTTTCAACACAAAAAGCATGTCGCGCATCTATGGAATTTCGTCAATTGCCGTACTCATCAAGGGAGAAGATCCAGCAAAGGCGCTCGATCTCGAAAAGCTCGCTGGCGCGCAGATCACATTCAACATCTTTGATCCTTTGAACACCGCTGGCTCTCTCGTTTTGAGCCAGCGGCCAAACGAGATGGATTTTCTAAAGCCGTGGGCGGACATTAGAGTCGAGGGCCAAACGTATCATTCGTCGCGCACGCGCGTCGTGCTCAATGAGCAGCCGATTTATCTCTCTTATACAACCTCGGCCTATGGTTGGGTCGGGCGCTCGGCCTATCAGCGGGCGTTGTTTCCTCTAAAATCCTTCATCCAGACGATGAAGACCGATGATATGGTGGCGCGCAAGGCCGGCGTGCTGATTGCGAAACTTAGACCGCCCGGTTCTGTTATTGACAATATTATGCAAAAGCTCGCCGGGATAAAGCGGGCCATTATCCAAATGTCAAAGACGGATAATGTGATTAGCATCACAACCGAGGAATCAATTGAAACCCTCAATATGCAAAACTTGGATGGAGCATATAGCGTCGCACGGAAAAACATCCTTGAGAATATAGCGAGTGCGGCCGGCGATCCGGCTCAAGTGATCAATTCTGAGACGTTCGTTGAGGGCTTTGGCGAAGGCCAGGAAGATTCGAAACGGATTGCCGAGCACATTGGGCGTCTTCGCGTTCAGATGAAACCGCTCTATGATTTCTTTGATATTATCGTTATGCATCGGGCCTGGACAAAGGAATTTTACGCCGCTATTCAAGAGGAATTCCCGGAATATAAAAATGTCGAATATCAAACGGCGTTCCAGGAATGGCGCAACTCTTTTCATTCGGAGTGGCCGTCGCTTCTAACTGAGCCCGATTCCGAAAAGGCAAAAAGCGAGGATGTGAAACTCAAGGCTATCGTGGCGCTCGTCGAAGTATATGCGCCGATGCTTGATCCTGAGAACAAGGCGACGCTCCTTCAGTGGGGCGCGGACAATTTCAATGAGCTTAAGCTGATTTTTGGCACGCCATTGGAATTGGATGCGGAAGGGCTGATTGACTGGCTCGAGGAGCAACAAGACCAAATGGCGGAAATGGCTCAGCAGGGCCAGGGCGAGGGATTGCCAACGCAAAAGCCGCAGGCGCCGTTTAGTTCAAAGGATTCGGTTAATCCGGCAGCTGTACGTATGGCCCTTGCTTTCGATCGCCGCGGCGAATCGAAGAGAATAGCACGATGATATGGATAGGCCGCGGACGCAATCTTTTTATGAGCTATTGTCTATAGCGATTGCCGACATAGCGGAGCATGGGTTCGACTCATCCAGTCGTCTTGAGTTCTGGACGAAGCAGCTTGAGGAAGCGGCCGAACGTCTTCTGCTTCCTATGCATCAAATGCAAGGTATGATGCGGAATGCGCTGGTCGCTATTTATGCCCGCCTTGTTGAGCGCGGCAATATCGCTCGCTATCATGTTGGCATTGGTCATTTTACTATTCAAATGATAGCACCGCGCTTGCGAGCCGAATTGGATCGACGTATTATTGCGTCAGCTCAGCTCATAAAGCTCAATCGCGAAAGGGCTATTGCTAGCACGCTCGCACGGTTTGCCGGCTGGACAACTTCGATTCCGGCTGGCGGTCTTGATCGGGCTGGCAAACGTGAGGCGAAGAGAGCCATTCGCAAGGCATTAGCGAGCCTGCCGTTTGAAGAGCGCCGTGTCCTTATTGATCAGGGCCATAAACTAAGCGGCTCTCTCTCGAATATCCTGGCGACGGACGGCGGCGCAATCGCGCTGATTTGGCATAGCCATTGGCGCCAAGCTGGCTATGACTATCGCGAGGATCATAAGGAACGCGATGGCAAAGTCTATGCCATGCGCGGTAATTGGGCGCTTAAGAGCGGATTGATGAAGGCTGGCGAGGCCGGCTATTACGATCAAATCACGGCGGTTGGCGAGGAAGTGTTTTGCCGCTGCTATGCGCAATATCTCTATAATCTTCGGGATTTGCCAAAGGCCATGCTGACCGCAAAGGGGGCAGAAGAATTAGAGAGGGTTCGCAAGAAAGTTGCATGAACCCTCTCTCCAACATTAGGCCGTTGCGACCGCAACCCATTTGTCGCCGTCGCGGCTGACGCTGCCTTTCTTTTTCAAGATCTGGAGCGTGGTAGAAATGGCGGCGGTTGGTTTCTGGCCGAGCGGCTTTATGGCCGAAACGGCGGTGACAAGATCAGCTAGTGCCATGCCTCCATTGCTGCCTAGCGCGGTTAATATCGCGGCGCCTGTGGTTATACCATTGCGCGGCGTGCGAGGTTTCGCGGGTTTTGCGACGACCTCGCCGTTGCCGGGCATACTCACACTACTGGCAGGCATACTCAAGCCACCTGGCAGCGTCACGTTGACGTTGCGTGGCGCACGAGGCTTTTTCGGTGCGATAAATCCGGGCGACAAATTAACCGTCGGGTTTGTCATTTCAGAGAGTTCCGCTTCAACGATGCGGAGGTTTGATAGCTTGCTTTCCATGGCCAGGATCGTTCTCTGGACATGGGCTAGCGTTTCGTTATGTGGGTGGCTCATTGTTCCTTCGTTTGGTTTGAGTTACGATGTATTAAGCCATATAATTGGATTGGCCTAAATGTCAATGTAGTTTTTTTTCGCGAGGATGCCATGCCGCTTACTGCTAAGGGCGAAAAAATCGAAGGCGCCATGGAAAAACAATATGGCGAGAAAAAGGGCGAGAAGGTTTTCTACGCGAGTAAAAATAAAGGAACGATTTCTGGTGTTGATGCGATTGCCGATGCCGCTGCTGCGCTTGAGAAGCGATATGATGCGCTAAGCACCCGATATGATGCGTGCGCTCGCAAAGACGAACAATGATCCATGCCGCTTGCGTCCTCCTTACCACACCAATCGGTTCGGCTCTTTTTCTAAAGCGTGCGGATGCCGGCCTCTGGGCCTTCCCTTGCGGTCATATTGAAGAAGGCGAAACACCAGAAACCGCAGCGGCCCGCGAGTGCTTAGAGGAAACCGGCTTTCGCATTGGTGCCCCTGATCGCTTGCTTATGCGCCGCATAGACGGTGACGTCGAGTGCACGGCGTTTCAGAAAGATATCGACGAAGAATTTACGCCAAAACTGAACGGCGAGCACGTCGGCTATGCCTGGACTCCGATCGCGGCCCCCCCTGAGCCGTTACATCCAGGATGCGCCGCCGCGCTCGCCATGCTGACGGCGGATGAACTTGGTATTGCACGGCTGATGGCTGCGGGCGATCTCGTGTCGCCATGGAAATATGCGAATGTTGCCCTTGTTGCGCTGCGCATTACCGGGACTGGCATGGCATATCGACGCGGGCTGGACGAATATGCTTGGCGTGATGCGGACATTTATCTAACAGATGAGTTTCTTGCGCGTTGCAATGGTCTTCCGGTGATCATGGAACATCCGGAAGGATCAATGCTCAATGATCAGGAATTTATAAATCGCATCGTCGGCACGATTTTCCTCCCTTATATCAAAGGAAATGAGGTTTGGGGTATCGCGAAAATCTATGATGCGGCATTGATGGAATACCTCGAAAAGCAGCCGCTCTCGACCTCGCCGGCCGTTGTTTTTGGTGATCCGGAAGTGAATTCCAAAATTCCGCTTGAAGACGGCTCTCACTTGTTGATCGAAGGCAAGCCGAGCCTTCTTGATCATGTTGCTATTTGTGAACGCGGCGTCTGGGATAAGGGCGGCGATCCGATGGGAATTGATGCGGCACAAGAGCCACAGCTAGAAGAAGACGATGAAATCGCGGCCAAACAAGCCATGATTCGTGACAGGAAACTTGAGAGAGCGGATTCTGATCGCAAGATGCGTATCATTCAGAATCTGATGCTGCTTGATGTTCAGATGAGCAATTATCTTTCGCGCAAACAAGCACCGTGACTCGTAATGCAGATCATATGACGCCAACAGAACGTAAGCGTGAAGATGCCGCCGCCGCGCGCGCGAAAGTCAAGCGCGAAAAAATAGAAGAGCAAAGGCGGCGCGCTTTAGAGCTATTGGCGACTGGCGTGAGTCGTCACCAGATCAGCCTGAGACTCGGAATATCAAACGACAAGGTGCGTTTGCTTCTTAAGCCCTAACATTTCCGGAACATTTTGCAAACTCCCGTCAACTCTTCCCCGCAAGAGTTGTCACACGGGCACGTGATAACCGCGGGAATTTTTAAAGGAGTTGCGGCGATGGCCGACGAAAACAAAAAAGCTGACGCAGAAAAAGAGGCCAATGAAGCCGAAGCCAAAATGAAGGCCGACGCCGAGATGGTCGATAAGACATTGAAGTGCCTCGATTCTCTTTCGAAGCGCATGGATGCGTGGGAAGAGAAAATGGACCGCGCTGACAAGGAGCGCAAGGACGCCGAGGAGGCCAAAAAGAAAGAAGAAGAAGACGAAAAGGAAAAAGCCGACAAGGCCAAGAAGGACGCCGAAGAAGCCGAGGCCAAGAAAAAGGAAGAGGACGAAAAGGCCGACGCAGCTACAGCCGATGCTGTCAAGAAGGAAGAGGACGAAAAGGAAGAGAAAGAGCGCAAGGATTCGGCCGACGATGAGCAGCGTATTGCCGCAATTATCGAGGCACGCCTTGGAAAGCCATTAACCGATTCCGATCGCGCCGCAATAGCTGCGGCTCAATCCCGCGCCGACAAGGTTTAC